TACCTTGCATTGTAAGACCTTCACGTTAGCAGGCAGGTTATCTGTGACTATGCGCTCTATCTGCTCGGTAATCTTCTTACAGCTGCGGCACTCAAAACGTATTGACTTGCTCATAACTGCACCGCCTCTGAGATAGGCAAAAGGGCCACGGTCTTATCAACCTGGCCCTGAGAGTCAAACTCTGTCTTAGCAGGCAGCCTTTTAACTGACCACTTAACCGTTATCTTACGCAGGTTAAAGGCGTAGATGCCCTTAGGTGTGGCATTGACGTAAAAGGGTGTAAAGCCCAGGCGCTTGGCCTGTTGCATTAGGGCATCATACTTTTCTTGCTCTATGAGCAGGTTATCATAATGCGTGTGCCTGCATTTTAGCTCTATATGTAGCCTATAGAGGGTGCTAGTGGCATCGTGGTATTCATATTGGTCAGATGACTTTGCAAGATCCTCTAGGTAACGGCCCTTGATGTAGTTAAATAGCTCTTGCTCTGTGTTTATCATCGGCAACCTTTGCAAAACCATATAATGTTTTCAAAGCTGTTTTTTTGATAACCAAACTTATCTAACTGCGTGACCATAGCGCACTTGTCGCATTGCTCAACCTTGTACTCAGCTGCTAACTCACCGTCTATAAAGAGTTTACCCGTCATAGCCTGTAGGTTAATTAGCTCGTATTGATCGCTCATAGCTTTAGGCCGTCCTCACACTTTTTGCATAAAAATACTACTAGCCCGTCTCTGCGGTCATATTCGTTTACCTGGGTATCGTTATCGCATATGCTGCAATTACTTACACCGCCATAGCCGCTAAAGCTGTACTGGTGACCAGTAGGCGATAGCCATTTATCTTTAGGGTTAATGGTCATACCTGGGGCGCCCAACCTGTAGAGGTTTGCATATACCAAACGGGGTCACATTGTGTTGCCTTGCTCTTTTCTATGCAGCTATAATTGCCCCATTCTTTGCCTGTCTTAGCGCTAGTGCCAGTACGCCAAACGCGGGCACCGTGCTTACACTCAGGTTTACCCTGTAAATAGATGCCACCTAGCTCATTTTTGACTGCCTCTATAGTCTGTGCTACAGGTGTTGTAGCCCATAGATCATCGCTAACAGGTGCTACGTCCTTAGTGCTGAGCGCCTCTACCTTTTCCATATCCTGCTTAGTACTACGAGCAATACCGCCAGGTGTAAGCAAACCAATAACGCGCCCGTAAGCGCTGGTTACTGCGTTTTCTACCCAAAAGTGCAGATTAACGCCACGGTCACTACGCATCTCAAAGGCATAATCAACAGCGCTGGGCAGGTAATCTTCGTACTCTTTGTAGGCCTCAGCCTTAACCAAAATATAACCTTTTGTTATATCTATATCTTCAATGTATGCAACTAGGCGCAAGGTTGGAAACTCTAAACGCGCTCTAATAATCCTAGCGTTGACATCTTCATAGCCCTCTAAAAAGTTACTCATCGCTTGGCCTCAGCTTCTTTTAGCGCCTTAGCTATATTACGGCCACGTAGGTAACCTTCACCTAGGCCTACTTTGTAGCCCATATCATAAGCTGCGTAGATAAATAAGCCCATAAACAGGCAAACCATACCTACCACTATTAAATCTAAACTGTTCATCTTTCGCCCTTTGTTAAGGCCGATGCGCTACTTATCCGAGTAGCCCTCTCGGCGTGTGTAGTTAAAGTATGAACCTACGCACCGACAAAAGGCAACGCGACACGCCCTACTTAGCTAGTCTGTCCTCTAGCAACAGCTCATAGATTTTATCTACACGCAGCTCTATACGCTCAACCCTACCTTTAAGGTTATGCCCGCCGTTGCCGTCATCGCGTAACTCAGATAAGTAATACTTAACAAGGTGGCGCACAAGCCCAGCCATAAGCCCTGAAAGCGTAGCGATCCCCAACGCTACGGCTATGTATGCCTGGGCCTGTGACATTTACTTAGCGCCTATTCCGAGTTGCTTTTCATTAGGTGCCATAGCTTTAAGTACTGGCCCAATTAGCCCAGCTAGAAAAGCATTAGCTAGTACTTTAGGGTCTGTGATACCTGATAGATACAGCGCACCCACGCACGATAGAGCTGCACGTAGGTAGGACAAGGCCGCAGCCTTTAGTTGCTCTTTCATTATTGCTCCTTCAATGCCCCTTAGTTGACCTGTTTTAATATAAATACTGTGTTAGTACCTGAGGCCACAATTCCATAGAGGCCTTCATTATCGCCTACGAGTAACTCCATCTTATCGTCAGTATCTAACTTGTAACCGTTTGCTGTAGTTACGTTGCTACCACCTATATACGTGGTACCGCCTGAGTTATGCACCCATACGGTTTGATCCATAATATTTGCAGCTACTAATAATGTAGCCGTAGTGCCTACGCTTACTTGTGAACTAGTTGGCATTTTCTATCCCTAACTTGGTAATTAAAACCCTGACCTTTTCAGGGCTTAGTGCTATCTCAAAGTGCATCTCATCTTTTCTAGTCCAATCCCCGCCCCAGGTGAGCCCGTATTTTTTAGCCAGGGCACGGATCATAGGTACCTTGCTGGCCTCAAACGTACCTACCTTGCCTAAAGGGTGTTTAGTTGCGTTAAGGTCTATAGCTGTACCGCTAGCGTGGTTACTGAGTTTACCTACCACACCTCTTACGTCTCTGTAGGCATAGCCCCAATCGTCAAACGTGCCGCCCTCTATAGGCTCTATTAGCTCGTTAAACTCTTTAGCAAAGTTAATAAGCAACGGCGCTACCTTTTCAGCGCAGCGGATTTTAAGGCTTGTGCCCTCAACCTTAAAAGGCTTAACGCCTATCTCAGCCTGATCCTTAGATGCTGGCCAGCCGTTGTAGCTAGTCTGCATTAAAGACCAAGTGCGCTTAAATCTTCAGCAGTTAAGCCAAGTGCAGCAAGTTTTGCCTGTGCTGCATTTTTTGCGTCCAGTTGTGCCTGTTCCTCTTTGCTTAAAGGATTAGGTAATAAGGCCGCAACCTCTTGATGAGTCATCTCACGATCAATAATCTCATTGGTTTCTATGTTATGGATTCTTATCATTGAGTTAGTCATTAGTTTACTCCGTAGATTTTAACTGTTCCACCGCTGAATGTTCCTGCTGAGGTTTTGATCTGGGTGGTTGACAAAGCTCCTTGTGATTCATAACCGCCGCCGCCCCAGATGCCTTTCCAACCACCACTATAATAATTACCTTGAAAGTTTAATGGTTTTCTTGTTCCTCCATTCGCATAATTGTATATAAGAATGGCAAAAGAATTGCCAGCAACACCAGTATCACAATTTTGACCGTGACTTAATGGGATGTTTCCGCTGCTGGTGTTTAATGCAGTTGTTGAATCGCTCCTAAATGATGTTAAAAAGTTGTTAGTTGTTAAAGAATCAAAATTGATTGTGATTGCACCCGCAGTTGTTTGGATTCCTGCATTTTCAATTAAAATTAACAAGTTCACATAAGATGATGATATGCCAGTAATGCTAGTAGTTGCACCTGACAATGTTGTTGTGCTAAGTAATGTCATACCGCCACCACCTGCAGCGGTTGCCCATTTTACTTTATATGGGCTTACCGTTGTATCTGCCGTTAAAACTTGGCCAGTAGTACCAATAGGCAGGTTATCGTAAGTACCTGATCCTGTACCTACTACAATATCGCCACTAGCCGTAATAGTTGTAGCCATATCATTAGTGATAGTAACCGTGCCGCTTGTGCCACCGCCGCTAATACCTATGCCAGCTGTAACGCCTTCAATATCTCCTGTTGCACCTGAGGCTACCCACGCTGCACCGTCATAATACCAAAGCCCGTTAGTGTCTTTAGTAAACGCAAACTGCCCTTCTTGTGGTGAGGTAATAGCTGCATCTCTTGCCGCCGTGGATGCAAAGACGTTAATACCTTGCATTAGGTAGCCGTTAGTGTCAGCTGCCGTAAGTACCTCGCCAGTAGTGAAGGTCTTAAAACCTAATCCAGCTGCCATAGTCCTATCTCCTTAATAACTTAATACGCCGCTGTCAAGCAAGCCGTATATGGATGAGTCTAATATAAAGCCGTCAATAATCGGCTCTAAAGTAGTAAGTGTTGTTTTCCAGCTGTTAGGCGTAATGCTCATAGCAACGCCAAACACCTGCAAAGTCTTAGTTAGCGTTGATCCGCCAGGCTGGTTAGTTGTAATAGTTACAGGATCGAAGTAGTCAAGGTCAAGCGCTGCAATAATGCCTAAGTTGTAGTTATCGGTATAGAGGTCTAGCTGAATAGCATCGCATCGGATACTAGTCTCAGCCCTAGATGCAACGTATGCCTGTGCATAATCCAGGGCTACGGCATCGGTCTCCATTAGTAGGTTTTGCTGGTTGTAGCTATGAATAAAATACTTATCTATGCTGGGCTGGTTAATGGCTACCTGGGCTGTGCCACCTGTACGGGTAATGCTGGCTGAGTTGTAAACCAGGGTATCGTCAAGGCGCCACACCGCATCAAAGTAACTAATATCCGTGCCGTTATCATTAAATGCTGTAGGCGTAGCCCCTGTACTGCCAGCCGTAACGCTACGATCTTGAAAGACAAACGAGCCAGCGGCATCCACATACAAGGCGCCGTACTCGCTAATCTCTACCGTTTGCATAGCTGCAAGGCTTGTGCGGGCTGTGCCTGGGTCTGCCTGCATAGTAGTTAAACCTGCATCTACGTCACGCATAGAGGCTGGCCAATCAATAGCATCTAGTAGGGCGTTAATTCTTGCACCGCTAAGCTGACCCGCTGAGGTGCCCGCTACTGTGCTGATCTGTGCATTTTGTGCCAGCCTGAAGGCATCTACAGCTGTGATAGTTGTATAAACCACATCAAGGGCATTTTTAGGTGTAGTAGTTTGGTAGCTAGTAATAAAGCCAGCAAAGATAGGGTAAGTAGTTGCGCCGTATGTAGCCGTAATCTGCACTTTACGCATAGGCGTTAAAAGGTTGTAATACGGGCTACTTGGGTTTTGTGGATTAAAGTCTCCGTTTTGGTCAACAATACGCATAGTAAGAGTGCCAGTTTGGAATTGGTCAGCCTGTGGATTACGCCCGCGCTTTGTTTGAATACTATCTACTACGTTAGATACGTCCACGATTACGCTAGCTGCATCTGCCAGGATATTGGTGCCTAGTATGCCTTGATCTAAAATCATAGCCTGAGCGAAGCTAGGGCCAGTACTAAAGTTAATAACTGCGTTAACTACAGGTACGGTCATTAGCTAATAGCCCCCGCATAAGTAAGGTTATTACCAAAACGGTTATTTTCTTGTACGGCATTTTGTACTACTTCAATAAGGCCGCTAGTTTTATCTATAACAGTTACAACAGGGCCGCCGCCTGCTGCACCGTAGCGCTCTTTGTTCGCCTCTAAAGTAGCTGCCGTAACAGCGGCTACTATTTTGCCTAAAATACCCTCATCTAAAGCCTTAGCTGCCGCTGCATTACGAGCATCTATCTCATCTGCTATGGCATTATTTAAGGTAGTTACAGACTCGGAATATTCTATAATAGCCGATATAGACTCTTTGCCAGTTAATTTTGGCAATTTAGGCGTGAGAGTTAAAATGTCTTTTGGTTTCTTTGTAGTAGTAGTAATACCACCGCCACCCTGATTTAGTTGAGATAGCAAAAGCATCATCTCGTAGATTTTTCTCAAAGCCTCATCTAGGTTACTTTGGTTAATTAAATCTGCAGGCTTAAATGAGTCTAAAATCATCTTTGTACTGAGCAATTTTATATTTTGTGATTGCAAAGTACTGAGTAGAGCTAACTCTGTGTTAAGCCGTTTAGTAGCTATCTCAATACGGCCTGCGTCTTTAGAGGCTATGGCATCCTCTAGCTCGTTTATAGCTTGCTTGACCTTTAGGCGCTGTATATCGTTTGCTATAGCTAATATCTGTGCCCCTGTAGTTGCCTTGCCTAACGCCTCAGCCTGACCTATGAGCGCTGCGTTAAGCTGGATTTTGTCCATATCAAAAACATCTGTGCCTTTAGCTAAAGCTAAGTTTGCTTTATCTAAGGCTAAAGTTAGTCTTTTATCTGCAAGGATTTTAGCCGTAGCCTTTTGCTGGTCTTTAGTAAGAGCTGTTATTTTCTTTTGAGTGCTGAGATATGAGCCTGATTGGATTGGGTTTTTTTGAGCGCCCACTTCTGCTGCTCGTCTAGATTGTGCCCCAGCTTGATTAAGTAAAGTTATATAGCTGCCTAAAATTGGGATAGCTTGAACTATGCTGGCCCCTGTCAACCCCGATAACCCAGGTATCTTTTTTAAGGCTCCTGCCATAAGGCCAAACCCGCGTATAACGTCAGCGGTATAAATAGCTAGGTTTTCCATATTGGTAGCAAGGTCTGCCACGGTTGTATCATCGCCTAGATTTTTTAGGGCATCTATAAGGCCTGTACCAATAATCTCCTGCACGTTAGCCGCAGCTACGCCTAGTTTGGCTATAGATCCTGCATAAGTCTCTGAGGCTGCCTTGGCTGAACCCTTAAAGGTTACGGCTAAATCGTCTGTAATCTCCTTAAAAGATTTAGTTTTAAGGTCTGCTTTAGATATGCCTACGCCTAATTTACCTAAAGATGTGTTATTACCCAGGTATGCCTTACTTAATGCGCCTGTCACGCTCTCTAAATCGCGGCCAGTTGATGCACTTATATCTAAGCCAATACTTAATAGGCGCTGGGTCTCGGCTGTATTTTTAGTTGCTACCGCTAGTTTTTGATAAGCGGGCCTTAATAGATCATCTATAACGCCAAACTCACTTTGTAACTGTTGTATAAATCTTTCAGCTGAGGCAGCATCGCGCTCTAAGCCTACGTTTTTTAATGCCAGGGCTAACTGTTGCTGGGCCTTTTGGTCTGCAGCTGCAGCCTTTACTGAGGCTTTGGCATAGCCAATAACCGCAGCCGTACCAAAAGCAAGGCCAAAGGTCTTAGCTAGACTTTTAACCGATTTACTGAGCTTGTCGGTAGCCGTCTCAGCTTGCTTAAAGCCTTTTTTGCCTGTGAACTCGGCGGCTATATTTATTACTACGGACGGGTCAACGGCCATTATTTAACCCCCATAGAATTGTAAAACTTAATCTTAGAGTTTTCTATAGCTTTAATTACAGCTGCGTTAGTCTTGCCACCGTCATTAGCCCAGGCTCTAAAGATTGCACGGCCTCGCATTTTGCGACTACGGCGCCCTGCACCAGTTTGGTTATTGGCATCTACTATCTGACCGTCCGCGTTTATAGCATCTACAAACTGCTTACCTGCAAACGGGTTTGCGCTGCGCCCTTCATTTTTGCTACCTGAGCGCACCATTTTGCCAAAATCTGCGTGGCCAGGATATACAACAGGTTTTAATCCCGCCTGATCTCGGCCCCCAGGATTAACGCGGCCTGCTGTCTCATAGATTGCACCTGCAGCGCTAGCGTTCACAATACGAGCTACAGCCCTAAAGCCTTCCCTGTTGGGTTTGGAAGGTGAAGTTTTATAGCCTATGCCGCCTTTAGCTGCACTACTGCTCCATATTGGGAATCTGCCAGTAGTTGTAGGCGCTTTAGCCCAGCCTGATAAAGGCGCGGTACTTGGAACAAAGCCACGAGCAGTTTTAACTATAGGGGCTAAAAGGTTTGCTAACTCTTTGCGAGTCTCTTTAGCTAGATCGGGGCTAAACTTTTTAATAGCTTTGCGTAGCTCAAGGGCGCCTCTTACCTCTACTGGCATTTTGCTGCTCCTTAGCTTTATCGCTTAAAACTTTTAACATATTCTTAAACATATACGTATCCAGGTCTAGTAAGTACTGAGGCGCAATACCCGTTTCCACGGCTAGCTGCGCTATGAGGTAACCAAAGCTACCGCGCCCCACTACCCCAAAGGGTCATCATCTAGTACCTCAACTTTAGCTAAGGTGTCTAAAAACTCTGCCCCAAACATCGGTACGGTTTGCCCGCTTGTGCGTAAACACTCCCAGGCTAGCCAGTACACATCACTTTGCTTTTCATCATCTCTAAAGGCTTTGTGAAAGCCTTTTTTTGCGTATAACTCAAAGGCGTACTCAATACGTGGCGTAATCTGATGATCCGATACGCTGCCGTCTGCCCTTGTTATTTTAAGTTTTGCCATTGTGTTAGCCCCTTTTGTTTATTCTCAGGTAGTTGTAATTACGATTGGTGAGTTACAGGTAAAGGTAATGCTCTGAGTAGCAATATCTGCAACAGCGCCGTTAATGTCAGTAGTGTTATTTACCAAGATAGTGGTGCTGTATAGCGGGTTAGTTGCTGATACTGCCGCGCTTGTCTGCTTTAGTGTTAGCGGTACTGTTGTACCCCAGGCAGCTTGCAAAGTAGCGTTTACGTTTGCTGCAGCTGTATCGCTTAAAAAGTCTAGAGTAATAGTGCTGGCCTCTAGGCCTTTAACAAACTTATGAGCTGTATCGCCCATAGCTGTTACCTCTAGCTCGTCAAAAGCGCGGTTAATAGTTGCGCTAGTTACGTGGTCTGATAGGACTACTGAGTTAAGAGTAGCCACTACGGTATTGGATAGATAAATCGCCATTGGGCTATTCTCCTATTTTCTCGGTAGGTGTTTCTTTTGGTTTTGTTTCTTTAACCTCTACTGGCAGCTCTTGGCCAATTTTGATTAAAAACGCTTTTTCTTCATCTGTAAGTGCCATTATGTCTCCTATGTCCAGCTCGTTAGTATGCTTATCTGTAAATCTGCCGTTAGATAGTCACCTGCGGCAACGCTTAGTACGCTAGGCGCGCTAACGCCAGTAACATTAAATACGATTGCGCTATTAGCTAGTTTGGTAAACACAGCTACTATTGTGTCCTCTATGCCAATTAGGTTAGAGGCGTTGTCAAACATTGGTACGGTCATAATAATCTTAAAATTAGCCATAGGCGATATAGTTGCCTGAGAGTTATTACTTGGCGTGATATATGGATCGGCAGGGGCAACCACCACGGCGCTAGATTGCATAGTGCTAGGCGGGTAGTTAAATACCGTCCATACACCTGGGTTAGCCAGGGCTGCAGCTATTGTGCTGCGTAAGGTAGTTATAGCTGCAGGCATTAGCCGACCATACCCGCAGGTGAAAGATACGGGGCTAAGAGGCCGCGCACGGATGCCATAAGCGTGTTAGACATCTTAAAGGGGCTAGGGCTGTAGCCGTCTAGGCTAGTTCCACCGTTTTGTGTACTAAATCTAGATGTCCATATATTTTCTGCCAGCATTAAAGCTGCAGCGTTTATAGCTGGGGTATTGGCGTAGGTAGCGGTTTTTGTATCGTCACCTGTCATAGTGCCATAAGGCAATACGCGCCTAAAGTTTTGGTCAGCTGCAGTTTTTGCATATTGAATAAAGCTATAGCC